TAAGACCTAATAAAGCTGGATCAACAGACAATTCGGCTAATTTATCAAGAGTAAACTTGGATGTTGGTTCGCTAATACTAGCAGAAGCCATATCACCAAATGGTAGATTCTTAATTGGTTTAACATCCTCAATCATAGGAGGGTTAGACCAACCAAAGAGAGCTGCAACACTTGATAAAGCTCCGGCGCCAATACTAGTCGCTTTGGCAAAAGGACCAATAATAGGTACTGATTCCAAATTACTCGAAAACCCAGCAACTGCTGATGCAATCTTTTGAACTTGCCCTTCTTGGTATTCATCCCCTTGCAAAGCTAACTTCACAGTTGGACCAAATAGGACAGGATCCTCCATCCAAGCATATACTTGAATGGTGCAACCATTAACTGTAGCTCCATTAGCACTACGAAGACTCACATATTGAATGAAATCCATTGTACCCAATGTAGCAACAGTAGAAGCACTAGTAATATCCACAAAATTCTGCGGATATAAAAATGGCACTTCTAACATACCACCGGAATTGGTTTGAGGATAAACCCAAATATGAGGTCTTTGAGACCAAGGAATAAGCGAAACACCGGTTGTTGAAGGTGGATTTAAACACTGAGAGTACATAGGCGTATACGCACACAATACTGTCCCATAATAAAATGGTGATGTATTAATCACAATCTTAATATTAAGATTACCCCTCAACCAAGAGAAATTATTTAACTTACTCTTGATTTGAGATGTATTCAGGTATAGGGACCAAGGGTCAATCTGCGTATGAGATAGACCAGCCTCAGTCCAACTGATAGAATCGATTAAAACGGGTCGCTGAAGAAATTCTCCTAAATCCGCAGAGATCTGTCTATCACCATCAAAAATTGATGATTTAGCTTTTTCAAAGATAACAGTTTCACCCTCATTTGAATCAGTAAAAACAGCAGTTTGAGAAACTGTTGTTGAGGTTGTACCAGCCATATCTGTACGTGAGGCAGAACCAACTGATTCTTCACCCTGTAAAGGGTAGTATGGGAAATCCATCCCATTCTCGTTGACTATTAGGTTAGTCAAATAACCTTGCTCTTGAGACGCGTCATTTACGTCTCTTCCACAGGGAGAGCACCCTTCATTGAATGACTTGGAAACTTAATTTACAATAGGAGGGCTAGTTGGGCCACGGCTAAGGTTGGGGCTAGAAGCCCCAGTACTGTTGCGCCAAGATTCTGCGCAGACAGAACAGAAGTAAGGATGGTAAAAACCAACTCTTACATCAATACGCGGACTTACGGATTCATCAATCCTGCCACACATTTCGCAACTATCGTTTTGCTTACAGACTGGGCAATCTAAATCCCAGTCCTCAAATCGACAGTAGCCACAAAGTGTACAAATCCGAGTGTCCTCGGTTGTATTAAAAAGACAATCATCGAAACCACACAAACAAGAAGAGGAATTACCTTGTAAAGATAGTACTTTCTCTCGTTGCATCAATTTCAGATTCTCTTGTAAGTAAATTTCAGAGTTTCTCCGCCAAGTAACGACTAATTCGTCCCAGGTGGGTAATGGAGAGGCTTCAATATACTCAAATAGATCCAATTCTACTATCAGATCTATTAAACGCACATACCATTCATCAAAAACATCCTTTCCATGAAAGAAAAATTCTTGAAGAGCGGATCGTGCGATAGTCACGGCATGCAACTCGCGACTAAGACTACCTAGAACATTTATCTGCAAAGACTTAATTATTGACTTGAATTCCAATGGACAAACCATTGCGCCTAATTCAGGCTCATAACGAAAACGTCTCTTAAGAAAATCTATCTCTTCAACAGGTAGAAAAGGAACGCTCTCTCGTCCTTTATCGGCCATAGTAAAAGTGATATTATGTTTAGCTAACGCCTCGGCAATAGCCGTGTGATTAAACCAACCACAAGCTCGGGCAATATTCAACCAAACATCATCACCATAAGTAACAATTCTAACGAATTTCGAAAAATTCGCGATTATGATCGAACTTCGCTCATAAACGGACAAATCCGAAAAAACTTTTGAGCGAATTGAATAATCTAATTCAACATAAATTACACGGATATACAAACACCCAACTGTACCATTCAACTGGACAGTTAATGCTTGACCAGAAGGATTTTTTCCGAAAATTGACATTAATGTTCCATTAATATCAGCCAATGCGAAACAAATATCATAGGAAATACCACGTAGAATTTTAAGATGGTCTTCTGAAGCGCCACCCCACTCATGAAATCGGATTATCACATCAAAAGCCCACAAAACAACATTGGCTTGCATAGACTTATCAAAACCTTTGTAGTCACCACCAACCATGCGATCAAGTCCATGATGTGTCATAAATTTATAAAGATGATCCCAAGCTATTGTCTGAGCTGCCAACCCTGGCGCTTGCTCAAAAATATGGGGGTGTAATTGCATAACTCTAGTAAAGGATAACATAGACATCCTCATCACTATCGTAAAATCGACAGAACAAACTAAAAACATTCTAGTATCCTTCTCCAAGATTTTTTTAAAGGATTTGGCTTCATCCTTCAACGCACCAGTAAATACTGGATGCGATTGAGTTTGATCTAAGTATAATGCAATACGTGTATCAACCCTATCTAATATCTCGTCATCAAAAACAATTGGATTCTGGTGAAATTCATTTTCTGGTAAATAGGTCATAAAAAATTTTTTTGAACTACGCCACGGAAAACCCGCGCTTGTATTACGATTAATCTTATCTACATAACGCATACCATTCACACCATTGACAACAGTATCAATAGAGTAAATTGCTAATTCATCTCTCCAAATAGGACCAACATTTTTCCAAGTCGACAACAAATGATCAGAGCACGCATGCAAAATATCGTCATCCATTGTTGGCTCACTTTTAACCAATTCAGCTGTCGCTTTTCGCCAAGGTTCCATCCCTTTCATAACGGGAGGACCATGCTCCAAAGTAAATCCCTGTTTCTGTAAAGGCTCAGAGAATAAAGTCTCAGATACATGACTTTTTGGAGATGCTCGAAAACCTTCAAAACATCCTCGAACTACTGCTTGCCCTTGAACTTTATTAGCGACACTACGAAAATGAATGTCTTGAGTAATAGAATTATGCGTAGTAGGAGTATCCAATAAAGGAACGCCTGGATTAACGATCGGATCAACACTTAAGAAAAAGTTATCAATAAATTCACGTGAAATGGGCATTGCACAAGATACATTATTCTCGCCTCTCTGATGTAAACCGAGTATCACAACTCCCTGGGATGTCATGGCATACAGAACTGAACCGCACATCCCTACCACAGTAGGGTCACTAACTTTTCCAGTCCAAAGATTAGGAATCTCCTCAAATTCAGTTTTACTCGGAATTAAAGCACAAGCTTTAACGACACGATGAATAGACTTGCCAAACTTATCTCTTC